TAACTGCTATTGCATTATGGGATAGTGTTACAGACGAATATTATTGTTATGTTTTAGATCCAGAGAATAAACTTGAGATTGAATCAGAAAACTGTGTATTAAAAAATGGAAATAATACCATAATTGGATTTAAATCAGAGATTGAGATGTTAAATGCATTTTTGGGTAAATATTGTGAGATAAGACCTACAATTATTACAGGATGGAATACGGATAAATTTGATATTCCATATCTTTATAATCGAGTAGTTCAATTATTAGGTCAAGAGTTCGCAGGGTTATTATCACCAATTGGAGTTGTTAAATATTCAGATTATAGACAACGGTTTGAAATAGCTGGAGTTAGTAGTTTAGATTATTTAGCATTATATAAAAAGTTTACACCGAGTTTAAAACCTTCATACAGATTAGATTCAGTTGGTGAAGATGAGATAGGAATAACAAAAGTATCTTATGAGGGAACTCTAAATGAGTTATATGAGAATGATAGAAAGCGGTTTGTAAAATATAACTTAAATGATGTACATATAGTTGTAGAGTTAGATAAGAAATTAGATTATATTGAAATATCACGAGGTATAAGTCATATAGGTCATGTCTCATATGAAGATATTTACGCAAGTTCTCGTTATTTAGAGGGAGCAATTTTAGTTTATTGTAAAAAAATAGATGTGGTTGTACCAAATAAGAATAAAAATGCCAGAGCTTTGATGACTCAACGGGCGAGAGAAGATAAGTTTGCAGGGGCGTATGTTCAAGACCCAATACAAGGTAGACACGAGTGGGTTTATGATTTAGATATTACATCTATGTATCCAAGTGTTATTAGGACATTGAATATATCTCCAGATACTAAAATTGGTAAAGTTGTGGGATGGGATTCCAAAGAATTTATTAAAAAGGATAATAAAAAAACATATACTATTGAGGTAGATGGAAACGATAAAGGAAAATTAACAGAATCAGAATTAAAGGAATATTTTGGAAAAACTGATGTGTCAATTAGTTCTAATGGGATATTGTATAGGATGGATAAAGTAGGATTGATTCCAGCAATTCTTGGTAAGTGGTTTGACGATAGAGTTCAATTTAGAAAATTAGCAAAACAATTTAACGATGACGGAAATGATGAAAAATTTCAATATTTTAATAGACGACAATATTTACAGAAGATTTTGTTAAACTCTTTATATGGAGTATTGGGATTACCTGTTTTTAGGTTTTATGATATTGATAATGCCGAAGCAACAACTCTCACAGGACAAGAACTTATTAAGTTTAGTAAGAAGCTTACAAATCATTATTATAATAAAGAACTTGGAACGGATGAAGATTATGTGATTTACATAGATACAGATTCTATTTTTGCATCGGCCACACCACTGGTTAAATCAAGACATAAGGGTATTGATACTAATGCTGAGGCGATTATGACACAACATATTCTAAATATTGCAGATGAGATTCAAGCGTATTTGAATCAGAGTTATGATTTATTTGCCAAGAGATTTTTAAATTTAGATAAACATTATTTTGAAATTAAACAAGAGGTTATTGCTAAGAGTGGTTTATTTGTAACTAAGAAACGTTACGGACTAAAGATTATTAACGAGGATGGTAGAAAGGTTAATAAAACTCACGTTAAGGGATTAGATACAGTTAGAAGTTCTTTTGCAAAAGGAATGAAGACTTTATTATCAGAGGTATTGGAAGATTTATTGGCAAATGTACCCAAAGAACAAATTGATAAACGAATTTTTAAGTTTAAAAAAGGTATGAAGGCTATGGATTATGATGAAATCTCATCACCAACAGGAGTTAAACGATTAGGTAAATTTATAAAAAAAGTAGATGAGAGAAATTTCCACCATGGGGATAGAACAATAGGTGGTAAATTAATAACAACATATTATGCAAAGGCCACACCAGTTCATGTAAAGGCATCTTTAGCATATAATGATATGATAGATTACTATGATAAAAAAAGATATTCTAAAATAGCCGGTGGTGAAAAGATTAAATGGGTTTATTTAAAACAAAATCCACTTAGCTTAGCAGTTTTAGCATATAAGGGGGATGAAGACCCTCCAGAAATTTTACAATATATTAAAAAATATATTGATGTTGATAAGTTATATACTCAGGCACTTAAAAAGAAGATTACAATGTTTTATGATGCGATGGGATATGGATTACCCGTTGATGAAAGATATACTTTAGAAAGATTTTTTTGATTTTGGAAAATTAAATAGATATATATATGTATATATCAAAAATTAATAAATGTAATATAGGAGATAGAAAATGAATAAAGCTTATTTAGATAGGTTTATAAGTAAATATTCACTTGGAGATAGTGTGAATTCGGTGGTTCTGAATGTAAATAATGAAGTTTTAACTACTGAGTTTATAACTTTGGATAAGTCTTTACTTGGAAAGGTTACTTTAGATACTTTTCAGTTTGAAGATGTGCAGTTGGGAATCTACGATACTAAACAGTTGGCTAGTTTATTGGGTGTTTTAAATGATGATATTAATTTAACAGTAGTTAAATCACAAGATAAAGTGGTTTCGGTTAAATTTGAAGACTCATATGCATCTGTAAATTATATGTTGAGTGATTTATCGGTTATTCCAGATGTGCCCCAAATGAAAAGTGTTCCAGAGTTTGAATTGTCGTTAAAAATAGATAGTTTGTTTATAACGAAATTTATTTCTGGTAAAAATGCATTAGCTGAATCAGAAACTTTTACAGTTTTGACAGATGCTAATACGGATAGTTGTAAATTTGTTATTAATTATTCGGCTATTAATACTAATAGGGTTAATTTACCAGTAACGGTAGATACTTTTAGTGATGTGGGCCCATTGTCCTTTAACGCGGAACTGTTTGCAAAAGTTTTACAGGCTAATAAAGAATGTGAAAGTGCAAGTATGGAAATTTCGAGTAAAGGATTGGCAAGAGCATCTTTTAAAGTAGATAATTATGATGCAGTTTATAATTTAGTTGCTAGTCAAAGTGTAGATTAATCAAATAGTTATCAATGTATTTAGATTACTTTGATAAGTTTAAAAATATGGAGCCCTACCTTAAAATAGATAAAAAGGAATGGGCTCACATAAAAGAAACTTACGATAGACCAGATATTCAAGAAACTCTCGTAGAGATTTTGAAAGATTATGAGTTACCTACTCAAGAGTTGACCAAAAAAGATGCTTACAAAGATTTTATGAAGTTAAAGGGAATACAATGGCCTGATTACTTAAAAGAATCTGAATGGTACGCCAGGTCAGAATATAAATGGCCATTAACTAAGAAAATTATACGAAGAATTAACAGAGGAAATGATGCTAGTAATTATTTCCAACAGTATAATAGGTGGTCTGTAGATGGAACTATTTCTCCAGGTCCAGTTAGGACTTGGGGAAACCCAAAGTTTATGTATACTTTGTTAGGTTCTTTATTTACACTTGAGGTTGAGAAGGTGGATAGGGGAACATTAAGGTCGTGTATTGGACTTCGTAAGTATATTTGTTCTCAGTTTAAACCTAATGTGGCAAAATCAATTTATGATATGTTTAAGGCAGAGACCATACTTGATTTTTCTATGGGATGGGGTGATAGACTGGCTGGATTTTACGCGAGTGATTATGGGAAACATTATGTTGGTATTGACCCACGTAAAGAGAACCATTCTATATATAAAGAACAAGCCGAGTTTTACGACAAACATTTAGGATTTTTCGAACAAGAGAGAAAGTCTGAATTTCATTGTTCTCCCGCTGAGGAGTTTGATTTTTCACAATATGATAATTATTTTGATTTGGTATTCACATCACCACCATATTTTAATGTAGAGCGTTATAGTTATGATGATACACAAAGTTGGGTTAGATATAAAGATATAGATGATTGGAATACAGAGTTTTTACAGAAAACGTTGAATAATTTATGGAGAAGTATTAAAACTGGTGGATATTTATTAGTGAATATAAGTGATGTAAATGCATCGAGTAAAGGTAAAAAGTCAAAGGGTTGGCTACCTATTTGTGATCCTATGAATGATTTTTTAGATACATTTAAAGATAGTGAATATAAAGGTTGTGTTGGTTATGAAATGGCAAAAAGACCGAACTGTATTGGTGTTGGAACTGCTAAAGTAACAGAAGAAACTAATAGAAAACCTGAATATATATTACCCGACAAGGTAGGGTTATTTGGAGAGCCGATATGGTGCTGGAAAAAGTTATGAGTGATGTAAAACACACATTGTGGTGTGAAAAATACAGACCACAGGATTTAACAACATACATTGGAAACGAACATCTTAAAAGTAAAGTATCTCTTTATCTAGAGAGTGGAGATATACCACATCTTCTTTTATATGGAAAAGCAGGAACAGGTAAAACTACACTTGCAAAGATACTTGTAAAACATATTGAGTGTGATTATCTTTATATTAATGCTAGTGATGAAAACAATGTAGATACTGTTAGAACTAAAGTGAAGACCTTTGCATCCACTATGGGATTTAAGGATATGAAGATTATTATCTTAGATGAGTGTGATTACATTACACCAAATGCTCAGGCGGCACTTAGAAATCTAATGGAAACATTCTCGAAACATTGTAGGTTTATTCTAACTTGTAATTATGTAGAGAGAATTATAGACCCAATACAATCACGGTGTCAATCATTTCAGATTATACCACCATCAAAGAAAGAAGTGGCAGTACATTTATCAAATATATTAAATAATGAGAATGTAACTTTTAAAGTAGATGATATAGCAACTATTATTAATGGTGGATATCCAGATATTAGAAAAGTTATAAATACATCACAACGACAAGTTGTAAAGAATGAACTTAAATTAGATGCTCAAGAAATTATATTGAGTGATTATAAATTAAAATTATTAAAAGTAATACAGACTAAAAGTAAAACACGGAAGGAAATATTTACAGAAATAAGACAAATACTGGCAGATGCAAAAGTTACAGATTTTGCAGATTTTTTCAGATTGTTATACGATGAAGTAGATACTTATGGGACGGGCCATATAGCAGAATGTATTTTGATTATTGCACGATATGAATCATCCGATACCCATGTAGTAGATAAAGAGATAAATGCAATGGCAATGTTAATAGAAATATTAGGAGTAATTACATAATGGACGAAAAGTATTGGGGAGAGAAAACCTCTCCCGTTAAGAAATCATTTAATAATAAAGAAATTACAGAAAAACATATAGCAGTACATGAGAACAAGATTTATTATTATGCAGGAGTGAATAGGGAAAGTGCAGCAGAACTAAATAAAAAAATTGGTGAATTACAAGTAAGAAGTTTTACAATGGCAAATAACTTGGATATAGAACCATATCCTATTCATCTACATATAAATTCGGGAGGTGGTTCAATCATTTCAGGAATAGCATCAATGGATACTATACTGAGATGTAAAGTTCCAGTTTATACATATGTTGATGGATTTGCTGCAAGTGCAGCAACATTTCTTACAATAGTGGGTAATAAGAGATTTATTAGTAGACATTCATATATGTTAATACATCAATTAACATCAAACTTTTGGGGAAAATATTCAGAGTTTCAAGATGCAAAACAAAATTTAGATTTGATGATGGACACAATTAAAAATGTATATAAGAAATATACAAAAGTTCCAGTCAGAAAATTAAACGAAATATTAAAACATGATTTAATGTGGGATGCTGAAACGTGTTTAAAATACGGGTTAGTGGACGAAATCATTTAAACAAAACAACAGGAGAAACAAAATGGCAACAGTTAACGAATTACACGCAAAAATCAAAGAACACTTTGAGGAATTTGATCTAAATCACGCAGTACATGCTGAAAAAGGTAACAAAGCAGCTGGTGGTAGAGCAAGAAAACATATTGGAGAGATAAAAAAACTGGTAACAGATTATCGTAGAGCTTCAATATCAGAATCGAAATAATAGGAGAAAAGTATGTGGAAACATATAGGTGATATACCAAACACAAGGGATGAACATATCACAAATTTAGAGGAACAATTTTTTGATTTATTTCCAGATTGTGAAGACAAAAATAAGGCACTCGGTTTATTTAATGAGATTGTTCAATATTTGATTGTACGAACTGATAATATTATGTCTGGAAGAGAATATAAAGATGGTGAACTAAAATGAGCACTAAACCAATGAAACCTTTATCTAAACCTAAACAAACTGTAGATTTATCTAAGGCAGATACTTTACAATGTGAGGAATGTGATAATTATTTGTTTATTACCTCATATGTGATAAAACGAGTTTCCGCA